GAAAGGCATAATTACGGGCTAACCCGGAACCCAAACTGGCGAGCTACCTGATCGCTCGTCGCGTTAGGGTTCTGTGCAAAGAATCTATCCTGGAAGGCTGCGAAAGCGTTCGCCAATAAGTCGCGCCCTACACCGCCAGCCTGTTGCAATGTTGGAAGCTGGAATGCAGAGAACGCCGCGCTGGGATCGAAAAACTGCTGCTGTAGTGCCGACCGCAACGGATGTAAACTAGGGTCCAGCGACCCAAATGGTGCTTCCACCGCACGTGCAAGTTCACCCAGGCGTTGTCTCAAGTCTCCGCCCCTAAGAAATTTCCCGCCAGTCAGAAAGTCCCTGAACTCATCGAATCCCGTACCCCCGACCGATGGCTGCAACGCGAACTGTGTTTGTGCAAGTGGCCGTATACGTTGCGCGGCAGTCCTTAGCCCAGGAGTCCCCAATCCAGGTTGTATTGATAGAAACCTATCGAAGGCCGTCGATGCAGGAACACGGGTTTGTATGGGCCGATCCAAGAAGTCCAATCCAAGTTCCTTGGCCTCGTCGGTACCAAAGATGTCCCCCTCGACCCCCTGCGGCGCAATCGGAGACTCGAATAGGTCTTTGGTTATCGGACGCCCTGCCGCTTCAAAACTGTCGAATATCGCCTGAATGGTAACCGTCTCGTCCATATTGGGTAAGGCAGCCCGAACAGCCTCCAAAATCCGAATGGGCAAGTTACCCTGCGCCACCATCTGGTTGATTAGTGCGATTATCTCTGGGGGCATGTTATCCTCCTGGGCCTGCTAGCCCAATGTTGCTCAGTCTAGTTGCTTCCGTCTGCGCTCCTGGTCGGGGCGTGCCTGGGGCCTGCTGCGGCCCTGGGTTGGATAAGTCCGCTGGATTCGCGCCGTTACCGAACGACTGACTTGGCTGTACCGACGGGGCCATCCCCGCACCCATCTGCTGTCCGCCGCCGGTCGCTCCGTTCAGCAGGCCCTGGGGCACTCCGACCCCCGGGGCCATGCCGACCTGCTGACGGGCCATCATCTTCTGAATTAGGATTTCTACCAGTTGGGCGTAATAGAAACCGGCCAATTCCTCCCGTCCTGTCTCTTCCATCGCCCGCATGATGTCCCATAGAGCGGCTTCGGGCAGCATCCGTTCCCCCAACTGTTCCTTGATCTGAGCATCGAGACTGTCCACGTCCTGGATGCCCATGATCTCTTCCCGTATCCACCTATCAGGAGCCAACGGCACCGGCCCTTCACGCATGATCTGCGCCATCGAGGTCTTCTGCACGTCGTCCTGCGGCAGTATCGACAGCAGGTTGACCTCGATGTCCCCGCCCTGCTGGATGACCTGCGGGTCGATGGTCTCTCGGAAGTATTGCCGCTGCCGGTCGTACCCGCTCAGTTCCATGTCGTCGAACGATCCGGTCGCGTACTGGTCGCTTATCAGCCTGCATATCTGCAAGATGCCGTCTTCTACCGCTCTCAGCCTTGGCGTCAGGACGGTCTCGATGCCCTGTCTCAGGGTCTGGATGGCGAACCCACTCAGTTGGAACGGCAGTTCCCCGAAGGCCGTGTGAGGCAGTGCCCCACGCTGCATCTCCCCGCTTATCATCGCCAGGAACGGGGCTAGGTCGGGCGCGGATTTCAGTAGTTCCAGGGTCTCGATGTTCTCCCCTTCGGCCACCGAAACGTCGCTGCCCGCCACCCTAACGTCCTCTTCCAAGGTCTTGTCCCCGCCGGGACTTCTGACGAGTACGGTCGGGTTACGAGACCGGCCCGCAAGCTCCAGCATGATGGACATCATCTGCTGATAGTTCTTGTAGATGTTCCGTCCGGCCTTGAAGACCGACTCGCCCCAGTCCTTGATGGTATCGTCCGTCTCGGACGACTGAATTAGGGGCGCGGAGCCGACCACGTTGTAGAAGATGGGTATGCGGGGGCTGCCGTGCGGCGTCTCCGGCTTCAGCACCCTGTCTTCCATCACAACGGTGTTTATCTCACGGTCGTAGAAGTCGTAGGTGTCCCAACCGTCCTCTTCCGTCGATCCGTCTTCGTTCTGTCGAGCCTTCTCTTCCAGACCTACAAGGTCGGCCTTGGGGTACTGGGACTTGATCTCCTTAAGGGTCTTCTTGATCTTGTAGCAGGCCCAGTCCACCCCGTCCCCGTTCATGCTCCAATACGTGTTCAACGGGTCCCAGGGGGTGACATCCACATACGTGGTCTCGTCGGCCCGTTTGACGAGCATGGCCCTTCCGAAGATAAAGCCGCGTAGGGAGGCGTAGAAGGCAAGTTGGTCTCGAAGTCGGGGCAGGAACAGCCGCACCAGCCGTTCGTCGGCAGCACGAAGGATGCCGAACATGAACCGTTCCTTCTTGGCGTCGGTCGTCCGCTGCTCTTCCTGCGCGTTCGTGTGCCGGATGCGCAGCATCAGCTTGGACTCGACGCTGAAGGTGATTATCTTGTCGGCAAACGTCTGCGGCTCGTTGGACGTGTAGTGGGAGTAGCCGTCTTCGGGGTCTAACCCGTCTTCCCTGTCCAATCCCTTGAACGGGTTGAGCCGGTAAAGGCCGTAGTCTTCGTCAAAGCGGTCGCGCAGTTCCTGGGTACGACTCTTCTCGGACTCGACGAGGGCGGCTATCTGCTGAGGGGTACGTGCGGCCATACGTTACTCACGTCGGCCACTTCCACGGGCACTATCACAAGAGTCAGTATCGAAAGAATATTACCACACGTTTCCAAAGGCGTCGCCACAGGGGTAGATGAGTAATTACCATCGCTTCACCTTCATCGTACGCCGGTTGGCCTGTATTCCGAACCCAAAGCGATCAACCAGACCGTACGTCACGGCCTTGATTGCATCGTTATATTTGTCTTCAGGCGTCGTGCCTGTGACGTTCCCTTCCCTGTCCGTCCGCCACCGGTACGCTCTCAACTGCCCGTCGTCGGGGTTGGGTGCAGCCCCGAACTCAGAGACAAGGCCCCTGCAAGACGGGTCGATGATGATCTTCGGCCCGTGGGTCTCCGGGTCCATCTTCAGGAACGACTTCATCCTCTCGATGCCTTCGGGTATTCTCACCCGATGGGTCTTCATGTGCAGCCCCGCCTTGACCTGCCAGACCTGCACCACCGGCGGCATGGAAGCGTGCTGTAGGGCCGCAACGTCGGCCACGCCGTACTTCATCGGCTCCTTCCACCAGTCTCGGCCCATCGCGATGTCTACGATCTCTTCGGTAATGAACTCCTTCAGGTATATCTCGTCGAAGATACGTACCTGCCCATCGATGATATTCGCCACCTCGACAGCATGATAGCTCCCGCTGTACCCAGGGTCTTCCCAGATATAGACGGGTTCGCCCTTGACCTGCTCGACGTTCTGTATATGGATATCGGCACGGAACTCAGGAAACACCAGGCCCTTGGGCGGGACAGCGATCCCCTCGATACGCTCCATGAAGAAGGAGTCACTGGAGTTCCGTTCCAGGTCGAGTATCTTGGGGTCTTGCCGACCGCCAGGGTATAGTTCTGCGTTCGCGTAGCTGGGCAACCGGAAGGACTTTCTATCGTCCGCGCCGCTAGCCCATTGTGCCGCCAGAGTGGGGAACCAACCGACACTCTCTTCCATCGTCCCGATCAGAAGCAGCCAGCCGTTCTTAGGGGTCACCCTTCCTTGCGCTCTCTCGAACACCGCCACGTCCACCTGCCCCGCCTCGCAGATGATGATGCCGTGCGGAGCGTCCTTCGACATCTTCCGCACGTCCCGACCACTCTTCGTCTCTATCCTTAGACGAGGATGCCTCTCGTCGGGGAACTTAACTTCGATGCTGCCAGGGTCCAACCGCTTCGTAGCCACGACAGGCAGACCCAACTTCATCAGGTTGTCAGAGATGTACCCGAACTCCCGCGCCGTCTCGTCGTAGGCTTCACCAATCAGCCAATACAAGAGCGGCGGTCCCTTACCATTTCCGTCTGTGGGGTTGGCTGCGATGTCTTCCGGCCACCGTTTTAGCCATATCCCAGACGAGCAAAGCGATTTCCCAGCCTGTTCTCCTCCGGTCACTTCTATGAAGCGGTGGGGTGCTTCGATGATGTCGATCTGGAACTGCGAGTTGGGAACGAAGCCGACCTGGTCGAACAGGACTGAAGCTTCGGGACTGATGTCCAGAGACGGGGCGTCAATGAGAGTCATACGGCGTATTCTCTAACGAGTTTTGCCCTGTGCGGGTGCCGCATCTTCCACAGCACCCTGTCTTCTGCGACAGCCATGGGCAGATTCTATCATGCCCTGTAAATAGTAAGACCCCCGGAAGTGTGTCCAGCCACGCCCGAGGGCCTTGCGAGAGGAGAGGAGACAGATGCGACCCTGCCCCTGCTCGCTAGTGTACCACACTAAAACAGCGTACCCAGCACCGCCACGTCG